ACCCCTATCAATTGATTTTTATGTTTATCATCATTAATGGAGGAAAAGGGGGTATTTTAAAAAAATATCCTCTTTTTTTATGACAAAAAAGCAAATAAACTGTTATATAAGTATGATAGTATTGCAACAAAGTTCAAACGTCCAAGATTTATTTATCTTACCGATAAAGGATGAGGCTGATAGCTTAGTGATAAGTACTGATAGAAATTCTGTAACTATCACAACGCCATTTGTAAAAGAGGGAAATTATTTAAAAACCTCGTCATATTTTGCGTTAAAAGAGGGAAATTTTTACGATTTAAAAGTTTTAAATGGAACAGAAACGGTTTATTTAGATAAGATATTTTGCACTAACCAAACCATTTTTTCAATAAATTATAATAAATATGATTGAGGTCATTCAATTATCTAAATACACAAATCCCGAAATTTTGGAAACAAAATATAAGGATTATGTAAAATATGGTAAAGATAACGATTATTTCAAATATCTAATAAATAGATATTTGAATTCGCCAACAAATAATGCCATTATAAATGGTATGTCCAGACTTATTTATGGCAAGGGATTAGACGCCACAGATTCGGTTTTGAATATTGAAGATTGGGAAAAAACTAAAAAACTTATAAAAAAAGCAGACCTACGAAAATTTATAATTGACAGAAAAATTTTAGGGATGGCGTGCTTCCAAGTTTCATATTCAAAAGGTGAGGTTGTAAAGATTAGCCACTTTCCAATGGAAACGTTGCGGTCTGAAAAAGCCGACAAGGATGGGAATATTAAAAATTATTACTATCATCACGATTGGGAGAATATTAAAGCCAATGAAAAGCCTGAACCCATACCAGCGTTTGGTTTTGGTAATAAAAAGAATAACGAAGTTTACGTTTTAAAACCATACGCCACAGGCTCGTTCTATTACTCGCCAGTAGATTATGTGGGGGCGTTGCCGTATGCCGTTTTGGAAGAAGAGATTGCAGATTATCTGATAAATGATACTATCAACGGGTTTAGTGGTTCTAAGGTCGTGAATTTCAATAATGGCATACCGGATGAGGAAAAGAGAATAGCCATTAAGAATGAAATAATAAACAAATTAACGGGGGCGAGAGGCGAAAAGATAATCGTGGCGTTTGGTCAAAACAAAGAAACCGAAACCACAGTTACAAACTTTCCTTTGGATAATGCGCCTGAACATTATCAATATCTATCCGATGAATGTCGCAATAAATTAATAATTGGTCACAGGGTAACAAGTCCTATATTGATTGGCGTTCGCGAGACAGGTGGAGGTTTGGGTAATAATGCGGATGAAATCAAAAATGCCAATCTTTTATTCGACAATACCGTCATCAATAGCTACCAAGAGGAGATAATTGATGCGCTAAAAGAAATATTAGCAATTAATAACATCCATTTGGATTTATATTTCAAAACCTCCGAACCTTTGCAATTTATAGACACAACCGGGATGGACGCGAACACTAAGCAAAAAGAAACGGGTGTAAAAATGAGCAAGACGGTAGCCGAAATATTAATTGAAAAAGGGGAAACAATAAGCGAAGACGAGTGGGAATTTATGGGCGAGGAAGATGTCCATTATGACGAGGAAGATAGCTTATTGTCAAAAGTTTTAAAATTCGTAAAAACGGGAACAGCTAGACCAAATGCCAAAAGTGAGCAGGATGAAATTATTGACGGATATCGCTATATCACGAGATACCGATATGCTGGAAATTCCAATCCGGAACGTGATTTTTGTAAAAAAATGATGCAGGCAGACAAGGTTTATCGCAAAGAAGATATTATCGCAATGGGAGAGGTCGATGTGAACGCTGGCTTTGGGGAACACGGAGCGGACACTTATAGTATTTGGTTGTACAAGGGCGGCCCCAGATGCCAACATAAATGGGTGCGACAAAATTTTAAAAGCAAGATAAAAGTTGATGTTCATAGCCCGAATGCCCCAACGATTTCAACCAATAAAGCCGAAGCCGAAGGGCATCGTTTAAGAAATCCAAAAGAAACGCCAATGATTCCAAATGATTTGCCTCACAAGGGTTTTAGTCCAAATAATCCTAACATTCCACTAGACGCAAGATAATGAAAACGCTATTGATATCGACCGCAGAGGTTAAACGAATGTCTATAATGAACGGCTCTATTGACGACGATAAATTTATACAGTTTATAGAAATTGCGCAAGATATTACCGTTCAAGGTTATTTAGGAAAACCACTTTTGGATAAACTTATCGAGAAAGTACCTTTTATAAATCTTATTAGTGATTTAATAGACAGGGTAAACGGTGAGGGTGGCGTTATGGAAGAGACCACGTGCGCTATTGATGTGATTGACGAAGTATTTATAACAAAAAAATATAATAGTTTAATCGAGAATTACGTCAAACCATTATTAGTACATTGGGCGTTGGTCGAAATCATTCCTTTCATTTCTTACAGTATTGGAAATAATGGAATTTCAAAACCTAGAAATGAAATCAGTGAGTCTATAACAAAAGCCGAAGTCGATTATTTGGTTTCAAAACAGCGAGATATTGCCGACAGTTATACTAAAAAGTTTTTAGATTTTATGACTTTCAATTCGGCTGATTATCCGGAGTATTTAGAATATTCAAACTTGCAACAAAAGAATTATGATTCTAATTTTTCTGGGTGGGAGCTTGGTGGATTTTCAAGAAATTTTAGAGATAAATATATAAATGGCATAGGATGAAAACGACAAGTTATAAAGTGAAAATCGAGAATATTAAAAAATTAGAAATTTATCTTAAAAAGATATGTGGGGACAAGGAGCTTTAGATAATACTGTTGGCTGGGGACAAGGTGCGGTAAATAATACCGTTGGCTGGGGGTCTATTTATGGAGCTTCGTGGTCTGGAGATACCGAACTATTAGGGTTGGTTTTGTTGGTAAAGCGATTAACAGACAGGACGATTGCCGACGGAGGCATTGTTGAAAATAGTGCTTGCGCAAATAGCTCCGTTGATCTGACTATAGATTGGTTCACATATTTTCGCGTAATTGATGATTTAGGAATAGTAGAAAATATTAATTGTTTAAAGATATGACAAAAATTATAACAGTACCCGTCGCCTATAAGGCAGGTAAACTTTATTCGTTGTTTCCATCTGACGGAAGCGGAGATTTTACAACCACACGTGCGCTAGACACGGCAACGCGTTTTAACAGTGAAGGAATTCGGGAAACCGTTCTAGCAAACGTTCCTAGAATAGACCACAGTCATGGCACTTGCGGCGAATTGCTAGTTGAGCCAACAAGGATAAACCTATTTGTTTCACCCGATACTTTGGCAACACAAAATGTTACTACGGCAGCCGATTATTATGCCGTTTCATTTGAGGGAACAGGAACGATAACATTTACAGGTACTTACGTAGGAAGCCTTGTAGGTACAGGTACAACAAATAGAGTATCTTTAGTATTCTTAGCAACAGCAGGAACGTTAACTTGCACAGTAAGTGGAAGCGTAACCTCAGCTCAAATAGAATTAGGCAAATATGCAACCTCTTATGTTGTTGGCACGAGAAATGCCGATGTTCATTCGGTTACTTTACCTAGTGGCACACTTCAAGTAAAAGAATATACTTACGGTGGTGGCGTTCGCGATGTGATACCTTTGGTATCGCCTTATACAATTAAAGAAGGTTTTATCCAAAAAATTATTGGCACTTCAACAAAGGATTTAGTGGCAGGAGATTTTGTTGCAAATTGGGACACAAGGGAAGTATCTTCGGGTTCAAGTAACTATTATCAAGTAAAGTTGCCTATTTATAATGGTGGCACATATAACTTCACAGCCGATTGGGGAGACGGTACAAGCTCGACGATTACGGCTTGGAATCAAGCAGAAGTAACACACACATACGCCGTAGCAGGTGTATATACTGTAAAATTAAGAGGAGTTATAAACGGTTGGCGATTTGTTAATGATGGCGATAGACTAAAGATAGGCGATGTTGCGCAATGGGGAACGTTGAAAGTTGGAAATTTAGGTAGATATTTTTGGGGTTG